TCAGATTCCTTGTTCACTGAGCCACAGGTTCAGCGCCGCCAATTGCCACAGCTTGGAGCCGCGCAACGGAGTCAGCTGGCCTTGCGGATCGGTCAGCAGGCGGTCGAGCATGGCCGGGTTGAACAGGCCGCGATCCTGGCTTGGATCGAGCAGCAGTTCGCGCACCCAGTTCAGCGTATCGCCCTGCAAATGCTTGAGGCCCGGCACCGGAAAGTAACCTTTCTTGCGGTCAATCACTTCGCTTGGAATGACCAGTCGAGCAGCCTCTTTCAAGACTTGCTTGCCACCGTCCGGCAGTTTGAATTTGCCCGGCACCCGGGCCGACAATTCCACCAGGCGATAGTCGAGAAACGGTGTGCGCGCTTCCAGGCCCCAGGCCATGGTCATGTTGTCGACACGCTTGACCGGGTCGTCCACCAACATGATCGTGCTGTCCAGACGCAGGGCTTTATCCACCGCCGCCTCGGCGCCGGGCTGTGCGAAATGTTCCTTCACGAAGTCACCGGCAGCGTCATTGGCCGTCAGCCATTTCGGTTGCACGGTGGCGGCGTAATCCTCGTAGCTGCGATCGAAGAACGCATCGCGATAGGCCGCGTACGGATCGGCGGCGCCATCGACTTGTGGGTACCAGTGATAGCCGGCGAACAACTCGTCCGCGCCCTGGCCGCTCTGCACCACTTTGCAATGCTTGGCCACTTCCCGTGACAGCAGGTAGAAGGCGATGCAGTCATGGCTGACCATCGGCTCGCTCATGGCGCGGAACGCCGCGGGCAGTTGCTCGATGATCTCTTTTTCGTCGATGCGCAGTTGATGGTGCTGCGTGTTGTAGTGTTTGGCGATCAAGTCCGAGTACTGGAACTCATCACCACGTTCGCCGCCGGCATCCTGGAAGCCGATAGAGAAGGTCGACAGGTTTTCCACGCCGACTTCACGCAACAGACCCACCAGCATGCTTGAATCGACACCGCCCGACAGCAGTACGCCGACGTCCACGGCCGCACGTTGACGGATGGCCACCGCGTCGCGGGTGCTGTCGAGTACACGGTCACGCCAGTCTTCGAGCGTCAGGTTCATCTCGTCGGCGTGTGGGCCGTAAGGCAGGGTCCACCAGGTTTTCTGCTCAGTGGTACCGTCTGCTTCGATGCGCATCCAGGTTGCCGGTGGCAGTTTTTCGATGCCGGCCAGCAAGGTGCGCGGTGCCGGGACCACGGCGTGGAAATTCAGATAGTGATTGAGTGCCACCGGATCGAGGATCGGGTTGATGTCGCCGCCCTTGAGCAACGCCGGCAGGGCCGAGGCAAAGCGCAGGCGCTGGCCGGTGCGCGACAGGTACAGCGGCTTCACGCCGAGACGGTCACGCGCGATAAACAGGCGCTTGGCGTCGCGTTCCCAGATCGCGAAGGCGAACATGCCATTGAGTTTCGGCAGCAGTGCCTCGCCCCAGGCGTGATAACCCTTGAGCAGCACCTCGGTGTCACCACCGGAATAGAAAGCATAACCGAGGCTTTCCAGTTCGGTGCGCAGTTCCGGGAAGTTGTAGATCGCGCCATTGAAGGCCAGGGACAAACCCAATTGGTTGTCGACCATCGGCTGCGCCGAGCCGTCCGACAGGTCCATGATTTTCAGGCGACGGTGGCCCAGGGCAATCGGCCCCTGGCTGTGAAAGCCCCACGCGTCAGGGCCGCGAGGGGCCAGGTGATGGGTGATTCGTTCAACGGCTGCAAGGTCCGCAGGTTGATGATCAAAGCGTAACTCGCCAGCTAATCCGCACATGTACTGTAAGCCCTTTGTATTTCGGCATGTGTGTCGCTACTGGTGATTTGCTCGTACCGTTTTTGTACCACTTTCCACTTTGTCCAGCTTCTCAAGCTCTGCCCAATCGCTCGGCGAGCTGATCCACTTGGCGTACGTCGAAAGCAGCATTTGAACGCTGTGTCCAAGTTGCGCGGCAATGAATGCTGGGTTCATGCCTGACATCAAACACATCGTTGCGTACGTATGGCGCGTGTCATACATCCTGCGATGCCGAATTCCTAACTTTCGCAGCGCGCTCAACCAGTAGCGTTTTGGACCAGTTTCAGACCGGATGAACAGTTCTGTTCTATCGCCCGATCCTTCCGGCGCGAACACATAATCAGAACGCGCCGCTGTAAGTGGCCTGGCTTTTTCGAGCGCCTTGAATGCACGATCGTTCAATAAAACTTCTCGCGATGTCTTCGTTTTGGTCCGCTCTTGAATCTTCCCGTATATGCGGATACGACAAACGCGGGCAGTTTTTTTGCGCATATCAACTTCCGCCCAGCGTAGAGCCATCGCCTCTCCCGGGCGCATGCCGGTGTAAAAAGAGAACTCGAAAAACACGGCGTAGATCTGCTGCAAACCACTCGTCAGTTCATACAGCTTGGCAATCATCAAATCAGCTTCGGTGCGCGAGAACGGATCGAGATCTCGCTTTGGTACTCTTGTAGGCGGAATCGAAGCAGCCGGATTTCGGACGATCAGTTCGTCGCGGACGGCCTGGGTGAAGATGGTCGTCACCAACCTGATTGCATTTTTTCGACGGACAGGTGAAGTCCACTGAATGTCATTGACGACCTTGCGCATGATCACGGGCGTGATCTTGTCGATTGGCTTGTCGGCCAGGTAGGGCACCCAATAGTTCTGAAGAGTCGAGCGGTAATTTTTCCGCGTGCTCTCGACGATCTGGAGACTGTCTAGCCAGTCCTGGGCATAGTCGAAAAAAATCGGCACGCTCTGGACCTCTGAGCTGCGCGTGCCCGGAAATATCTCGGCGTACTTCTGCGGGGTCAGCGCGCCGAGCTTGTCTAGTTGCTTTACCTGAGTACGAAGGCTCGCCGCAGCTGCGATTCCTTTCGGGGTTTGAGGGTAGGGGAGCGTCTCGCAGCAACGCTTCTTGTTCCAGGAGAAGCGAATTCGGATTGACCGGCCGACAAGTTCAACACCGGCTGGCAGGTCCATAGGCTTTCTATCCATTCGTCATATCTCCTTTTGCTGTACATGATCCGGCCATCAATCTTCGACCAGACGCCTTGTGGAATAATCTTCCGCTCTCTCTTTCGCTGCAGCGCCTTCGCCGTGGTGCCCACCAGCTCTGCCATCCGCTTCTCGGTCACCTTGTCGTGGCCGTCCTCTTCGGGCAATTTTTCAGCAGCCCCCATCAGTCACCCCCTGCGTGTCGCGACACGTTTTCGTTATGCGTGTTTTGTGTCGCGTCACGACCGTGCGTCAAGCGCGCTGGAAATGCCACTCCCTCCCATTTGCCTGCCAGTCCACGGATGTGGTGACGGTCAACGTGTGGACGATGCGGCTTGCTTGCGTACAGGCAGGCGCAGGCGGCGAACCGATCTGCATGTACGGCAATATCCACCAGCGCCTGGTGCTCGCCAGTGTTGACCTTGACCCAACCGTCTTTCGTCTTCCCATGGTCACTGGTCCGGCTCAGGATGAAGCGCCGGCCAGTGTTCTTGGCGCCGGTGGATGACTCGTTCAGGTAGTAGGCGATCGCGCCCTGGCGAACCCGCAAAATTGTCTTAGCCATCGTTGCGCCCCTCCGACTCGGCAATCGCACGCATCTTTAGCTTGATGCCGCACGCCATAGCCAAAGCGACCAACTCATGTACCGTGGTGCTTGGCTCCTGCAACGCATGACCTCGCCGGACGAGTCGCGCGCCCAAACTGGCGAACTCATCGCCCGTGGCTGTGGGCCTATATGCTCTCGCGCTCATAGCTGGAACCTCTCATCCTGTGGGAGCGGGGTTTTCGCTGGTTGGCCTTTGTCCGACGCTGAATTTACCGGAGAAGCCCGGCCTGCCTCACTTGATGGGGTGGCCTTCTGTGGGAGCGAACTATCCGGCAAGCAGCTGATGCCAGTGTTGTTCACGATCCAGCAAGTGACGCCGCGCTGGCTGTCGTGCTGGACGCTGATGACTTGCTCGGCCTGGAAGGCGCTGGCTTGGCCGGAGGCGAGTAGCAAGATGAAAACGATCAATACCTTCATGCCATCACCTCATTCGCGAAGTCATCCGCCATCGGCCAGTTGAGACGCGCCGCATCCGTCTCTCGGTCAAGATCTGCGCCGCCGACCGGATCACCCATCCCAATTCGCACCATCGGCACGTTGGCGCACCCAGTACCCAGCGCACCGTCACGCAACCAGCGGTATCGGTTTGCGTCGACAGCCATCTGGATGTGATCGTCGATGCAGAACTCTGAAGCGTCCATCGCTGGCGTCACCACATCCCGGTCGCTGGCTCCAGCTATTACTGCCAATCCGCGGCCGATGGAAACGTGGGCACCAAGTTGAATGTGCTGCTGGATCTGCTCCAGTGTCTGACCATGAGCTGGGCGCAGCACGATGCTGATTCGGTCGATCACCGGTCGCTTGAGTGAGTTAGGCATGGGCTTCCCCTTTCACCTGTGGGACACCTGCCTGGATGCGCTGGTAGATCTCTTCGCGGTGAACTTCGACTGCGGCCGGCGCGGTGATACCGATACGCACTTGCTGGCCGGTGACGGCAAGTACAGTGACGCTAATGTCGTCGTTGATGCGGATTGTTTCGCCGACTCGACGGGTGAGAATCAACATGGGGTTACTCCTTTTTTCCAGGCCGAGCGAATCCCGGCCGCGCTGTTGGCTTTCGCAAAAATCGGTTTTGGGTTAAGCGGTTAGAGCGACCTCAATCCGGCGGACAGCCACACGGGTTTCGATACGGCGCTCGCCTGGGCGACGGATACGGCTCATGTGGTCGTCAGTAATCGCGGCATGGCCGGTGAGGATTGCGCAGACGAGCACCACCAAATGCCGCGCAATGCCACGGTAGAAGAGTTCGGCGGGAATCGCCGAGCGGCTGCTTACGCCAAGCTTGTAAAAGATGCGCTCAATGGATTTTTTGACGGTGCCGGGAGCACACCCAACAACCCTGGCGATTTCCTTGTTGGCGAGGCCCGCGCATACCGCGAGCGCAGCACGCAGCTCTTGTTCAGCAAGAACGCCGGTTGTTCCCTGCAGGTTGCCGAAGTTGATTACCGTGCTCATGCCCATCTCCATTGATGCGTTGCGATGGGTCAAAATATAAGCACGTTGATATTTCCGCGCAAGAAGTATTTTTATAATTCGGTTTGTTATGCTGTTAGTCGGGCAAAAAAAAACCCAGCAAGGCTGGGCTTTCGAGTGCGGTGCGAGGTATCAGAAGAACGTGGCGCCCCAGAAAACCCTGCCCATCACGATGATCTGGGACTTGATCACTTCTTCGTAGGAGTAGAATTCGTCCGGATGCTCAGCGGAGTTGTAACTCCTGACCCTGATCCCACCCCCTGGGAGTCGGTAGAGAACTCGAACCTTAATCAGCCCCATATGCTCGAAAACGTACATGTTGCCGTCCACGATCATGGTATCGCCCATATCGGCTACGACAGTGCTTCCGTCATTCAGTACTGGGCTCATTGCGTTTCCAGAAACGGCCACGGCAATGCTATTGACGTTATCGACGCCCTGTTTTTTGAGGATATCTTCGCTCAGGTGAACACTCGCGGTAGCGCTCACTTCAGCCTTCGTCCGGCCTGGAATTCCGGGGTCATCGAACTCAATCAGGTACGGTATTTCTACATTGAGTAGAGAGTTTGATGGCGCGTATCGGCTGGCTGTCTTCAGGGCCTCAATTCTCTCGCGCATAGCAAAATTTAAATGTGCATCCTCATCGTGTTCGCCGGTGAATATCTCGTTCAGCGCAGCGTGAGTTAATGCTGTCTGGTCTTCAGGCGCTTCCATTTCACCCTCGCCAGATTGCAGCCATACGCTATTAACACCACACGCCTGCGCGATCTGAATCAGGTACGAAGACCTGAGTGTTTTACCGGATTCGAGCTGGCTGATAGCGGTCTGTGCGATGCCGACCTTCTCGGCAAGCATTGACTGTGTCAGATCGGCCTTCTTCCGAGCGAGTTTCAAGCGTTCTGATAGATTCATCCGCTCATCCTATAAAAATACTTATGGGGTTGCAAAGAAGTTTGCTTCTGTGCAGTCTATAAAAAGACTTATCAGAGGCCTTTCCTGTGGCTGAAAAAATCATTTCGCTTATTGAGTACTTTGGTAGCCAGGCTCGGACTGGTAAGGCGCTTGGTGTTTCTCAGGCGACGGTTTCCTATTGGTTATCTGGCGCCCAAAAGGTAAGCCCTGAAAAAGCGCTTCTTGCTGAAGTCGCTTCGTGCGGCGCAATCAAGGCTTCTTCACTGTGTGACCTGATCGCTCGGGTCGAAGCTCGCCACAAGTTAGGTGAATCTTCCGCTGAATTGCCGCCGCCTGCACCTGGGCCTGACGGCTCTGTTCATCCATCCAGTGTGGGTATCGAGCAATGAAAGATACCGAGTCGGATGTCGTGCTTCTCGATCTTGGTGAAGCGGTAGCCAGGTTCGGCCGGGCGAATGTTGCCAACTCCCTCGGCTGTACTGGGCCTGCTCTCGCAAACGCCCTCCGTGTAAAACGGATGATATTTGTTCGAGCTATAGACGATAACTTGCTGTATGCGTTCGAGATTTCATCGTTTCCGGGGAAAGGTTTTTGTAAGAAATTGCCCCGTGGAACAATAAGTTTTCGAAGCGATACTTCAAGTATTCTGAAAAAAGAATACGGCTGCCAAGAGCACCTACAAGTGCAAACAACCCCGCCAAAAGAACTACCGATTTTGTTGTCCGGCTAAATCGCGGGCAACAAAAAGGCCCGCATTCGCGAGCCTTCTTAACCAGTCCGCGCCAACGGACTTTCTTTGAATCTTCGTCGAGGGAGACGAATTAATGCACCCAAAAAATAGCACCACCACACTTGCAGCGCAAGCCTTGCTGACAGCAGATGTCGGCTTTTGCAACACCCCGATCGACAACACGGGACTTCAGATGCTTCACGTTGCACCGGGGATCGCTGCTGAAGATGCCCTTGAGACCGCGAAGGTCTTGTCATCTGGATTGGGGCAGATATGCAGCCATATGCACGACAGCTTGAATATGGGCGAGCTGTCCTACTGCGACGGAATGGCAACACTGGGCTTCCTGGCTGAGACAATCAGCGCGCTGGTTTGGTCTGTACAAAAAGGCGTTGAAGCAGCAGGGGAGACCGCGCTATGAATGGCGAGTCTCCTACGGCTAAAGATCTGGCTGACGAGGCCGAATTTCAGCTCGTCTGTGCCCGGGAAAACCTTCAATGGCTGGCTGCTCTCGCCCGCGCAATTGCTCATGACGCAGGGACTGGCGGCCGCGATACGAAGGTGCTGGTAGACCTCGTCTGCTTTTTGGACGACACCGGTTTTTCTGGCATCGATCAAGCTATCGATCAGTTCAAAACGGCATCTGCCGGGTACGCGACACAAAAAGCCGAATCCGAAAACGTGTCGCGTACCTCTGCGGAGGTGCAGGCATGAGTACATCACTGTCACAGATCCACCCTGATTTTATCGAGGGTGAAATCATCCGCGACGCGCTCGTCAGTCCAACAGATATGGCTCGAATGAACGAAGCGCGCGCCGCCTTCAACGAACTCAGGTCAATTCTGCTCGCGCAAGTTGTTCCGGTCCTGGGCGGCTGGAGCAATCCGCTTGCTACCGAGATTGAAAGTCGACTCGAGTCGATCACGTTCGCGTCTCGCAACTTCCTTTGGCCAAATCGTCACGCGGGTGCAGCACACGACGCTTTGATTGTAAGGGGGGCTCAATGACCATCACCCCATTCAATGGCGGCGATGCCGTCACCATGTCCTCCCGCGATATCGCCGAACTTACCGGAAAGCGTCACGACAACGTCTTGGCTGATATCCGAGGCATGCTTGCAGAGCTGAAAATAGATGTCCTGAATTTTCAGGGGGTCTACTCGGACAGCATGAATCGGGAGCAGGTCGAGTTTCGCCTTGATCGCGAACTGACCGAGACCCTGATCACCGGCTACAGCATCCCACTACGACACAAAGTGATTCGGCGCCTTCACGATCTGGAAGAACAAGCTGCACGGCCAATGACCCAGGCCGAAATCACTGCGGCCAATGCGAACCATCTTGTGGCTGTCGAACGTCAGCAGCGGGAGCAGCAGGTAGCGCTGGATCGGATAGAAACCCGCGTCACACAAGTCGAGCAAGTCCGCTACCTCGACTCAATGCCCGCCGGGTTCGAGTCGATGACCTCGATCCGCGCTCGTATAAACCTGCGTCACGGTATCCCCCAGTGGGTGATCAACGCCGTGATGCGTGACATCCCCGGTGCGTTGCTCCCATTCGCCATGGTCCGCAGCAAGCACGCCGACGACGGTGGTCAGCCCTACGCCATCTGGCCCAAGGCCGACATCACCCGCCGCTTCGACCGGTTCGCCGCAGAGTGCACCTTCGTCACCGCTGAGCGCGCCACCCATCCTGATATCGAGCAAGGCCGCTTCAAGCTGCGCCTGAGGATTTCCGCATGAGCAAAAACAAAACGCCGCAATCTACAGAGCCGACGGTGATCGATGATGCGCACATGGAGCAATTCACCAATGATCAGCTGGCTTACAAGGCCTGGATCGGTGCGGACTTGGCGCAAGAGATTCTGTTTGACGGTGAGGCCTGCGAGGGGAGCCTGCACGATGCGAAGTTTGAGGTGGCTCACGCCTGCGTTGCGCTGCGAGTTCTCCTCCGGCGCCTCACGGGCATGGATGCGGACGCACTGCGCATCGCTGTAATGCAGGTCCGCCTTGAGGAATTGGTGCTGGAACCGGATGTGGAACAGTTGCCCGCATGGGAGACAATGCAATGAGCACCCAACCGCAAGCAACTACTGCAGAGAAGGGCCCGGTATCTGTTATTGCTGGCCCGTGGCCGTACTACGGACACTTCAAGGATCTCCCGGAGCGCGATCGCTGGGTACTTTACGGCAGCGCCAAGGCTTATCGCGAGGCGCTTGAAAATCAGGGGCTGGTGATGGTCGAGGGGTACGACGACTTTGTTCGCCGCGTGACGCGGGAGCTCGATCTATGACCGTCGACACACAGCGCAAATTTCAAGGCGTGTGGATCCCGGCCGAGCGTTGGCTGGACCGTACGTTGTCGCCAACTGAGAAAGTCATGCTGGGCGAGATTGCGAGTTTGGACACCGGCCCCCGCGGCTGCTACGCCACCAACGCTCACTTTGCTGAGTTCTTCAACCTATCCATATCCCGGGTATCCGAGATCATCAGCGGACTTGTTGATAAAGGGCATGTGCGCATTGAATTGATCCGTGAAGGCAAGCGTGTAGTCGAGCGCCGCCTGCGCCTTGTTGACCCCTTCGGATTTCCGAATACCCCTTCGGGAAATGCTTCGAACCCCTTCGGAAAAGGCGGCGAACCCCCTTCGGGAAACACGCAGGGGAGCAATACACACAGCAACAATACAAAGAGCATTAAAACCCCTCCGGCACCCGCTGAAGGAAAGGCATCTTCAGAGGAAGGATTTGAGCAGTTCTGGAAGCTGTATCCGAAAAAGAAAAGTCGCAAGGAGGCACTTAAGGCTTGGGTGAAGCTGAACCCCCAAGCAGGTTTGCGCCAAGCCCTGATCACTGCTTTGGGGGATCACTGCGTTTCCGATGACTGGACCAAAGACGGCGGGCGGTACATTCCGAACGCCTCGACCTGGATCAACGGTGAGCGCTGGACGGACGTTCTCACGCCATCCATTACCGGCAAGCAATCGGCCTACACCAACCTGCCAACACACACGCCAGACATGTACCAAGGAGGCGAAAATGGCCCCGCGTTCTAATTTCCGCCGCTCTCCAGCAACTCGCATGTTTTCGGGTAACTGCCCTGTGCACGGCGATGTCGGACGCTCGGAGGTCGAGCAGTTTGATGGCTCGACACAGGTTCGCCCGTGTAAGGCGTGTCAGTGGCAGGCGCTCCGCGTTGATCCCTTGGGCAGCGATTCGCACCAGCAGGCCGTGGCTCACGCTGCAGCCGAACGGATCAATACCGCATTGATAGGCTCCGGCATCACACCACGCTTCTCCGACAGCATGTTTGCCAACTACCGCGTCGATAACTCGGCAATGGGCCAGGCCTTGGCGATCTGCCAAGGCTACGCCGACAACTTCGGTGATCACTTCCGGGACGGTCGGAACCTGCTGCTGTGCGGCAACGTAGGTACTGGCAAAACTCACCTGGCCAGTAGCATCGTCCAGCAAGTCGTTCGACAGCTCGGCGCCGTCGCGGTCATTACCTCGGCGGCCGAGATCATCCGGGTATTCAAAGGATCGATGGATCGAGCTGCCGGGTACAGCGAGCGTGACGTGATCGCCGAGCTGGCCGACTTCGACCTGTTGGTGATCGATGAAGTCGGCGCCCAGGCCGGTACCTCTTACGAATTGTCGGTACTGCATGAGGTGTTTGATCGCCGTTATCAACTGGTCAGGCCGACTGTGGTGGTCTCGAACATGGACGCCAAAGGGCTTGGCCTGTACATCGGCGAGCGGGCACTCGACCGTCTGCGGGAGAACAAGGCGCTGCTGGCCGGGTTCACTTGGAAGTCCGAGCGGAGGCGCGCATGAACGACTATCGCGAGCTGTACAGCGATGAAGCGGAGCACGCTCTGCTCGGTTCGCTGCTGCTGGACGGCGATCTGTTCGATTCGATCACAAGCAGCGTGGCGCCGGCGGACTTTCACGACCCGGAAAACGCCGCGCTTTACCAGGTGATGATCGATCTGCATGGCACCGGCGAACCTATTGACCCGGTGACGCTGCACAACTTCAAGCCGTACCTGCCGAGCGGAACCATCACCTTGGCTTACGCCGGCGAGTTGGCGAAGAACACGCCCAGCACCGCTAACTGGAAAGCCTACGCGCGGACTGTCCGAGAGAGGGCGGTGCTGCGGCGTCTGGTGGATGCAGCTGACGCTGTGCGTGACTCGGCAAGTGAAAACAAGCCGGTGGCAGAGATTATCGCCAGTGCTCAGCAGGCCATGGCGGACTTGCGCGACCTCGACACCGGCGAGCCGGACTACAAGCGTATGGATGAGGTGATCATCAGGAACATCGACATCATTGATGCCAAGTTTAATGGGGCGGTGCAATCAGGGCTGTCCACCGGACTGGTGGATTTGGACAAGATGATCCGTGGGCTACGGAAAAAGACAGTCACGATCGTGGCCGGGCTCCCGGGCAGCGGCAAGACAACCCTCGGCCTGCAAATCGCGCAACACATCGCCTGTTCCGGTGCGGGGGTTGGAATGGTGTTCTCTCTGGAAATGCCGGAGGAGGAGTTGGGCAACCGCGCGCTGGCATCAATTGGCGGTGTCGACCTTCGCAAACTCGATGATGGGCAACTGCAGGATGAGGACTGGCCTCGGCTTACCTCCGCGGTCAGCAAGCTGATGGACGCTCCGTTGTACGTCAGCGACAAGTCCGGGCTCACGGTCGCACGGATCCGCAGCATCTGCCGTCAGGTTCAACGCGCCCATGGTCTCGACGTGGTGGTGATCGATTACATAGGGCTGATCGGTTCGGACGGCAAGGCGTTCAACCGCACGGCTGAACTGGGCAAGATCTCGACTGAGATCGTCAACATCGCCAAGGAGCTCAATGTGCCGGTGATTCTGCTGGCCCAGCTCAACCGCGATTCCACCAAGCGCCCGGGGAAGAAGCCGATCGCCTCCGACCTTCGTGACTCTGGACAGATCGAGGCGGACGCCCACTGCATTCTCCTGGTTCACCGCGACATGGACAGCGAAGAGGGCCAGAACGGAGTCACCGAACTGATCATGCCCAAGTGCAGGCACGCGCCGGTCAGTTCGTGCCTGGTCCAGCAGCAGGGCCAGTTTGCGCGGTTCGTCAACTTCGCCGGCCGCGAGCCTTCCAACGAGGAGGTCGAAGCCGGCCGCCCCTTTGCCAGCCAATACAAGGGGAGGGCGCGGTCATGACCCTCACTCCGAAAACGCTGGCAGTGTCCCTGAGTGATGCCGAGATCCGTCGGCACGCGAACACAGATATCCGCCAGCTGCGTGATCCTCGGTATCGCGAATTGCGCTTTCGCTATTCGACCGTAGACCGCAGCAGAGGCGCTTGGCACGTCGTGATCGCCGGCAGGTGGGGCAAGGCTGGCGATTATCCGGGCATCAGCGCCAAGGCAATGCTGGCCACGCTACCGAGCATCTTGACGCGACGGTCGGCCGATCCAAAAGCAGCATCGACCATCAGCGCCTGGAGCACGGTGGGCGACCTGCTGAGTTGGTACACCGACCGCATGAGTCGCGATAGGGGGTTGTCTGACAAGCGAAAGGCCAGCGCTCAATCAGCGTTGCGGCGCCACTTGGTGCCACGTTTGGCGGACATCGTTCTCTCAGACTTCGACCGTCCGAGCCTTGATCGTCTGCTGATGTGGCCAATGCAGGAGCAGTTCGCTCTGTCGTTCGTGCGTTCGGTCTACGGCGTACTGGCGGTTGCGTTCCGGCAAGCCGCACGCCTGGCCCTGCTGGACGTGAACCCGATGGCCGACCTCAAGTTTACTGACTTCGTCCGGACGCGGATCAGGCCAAAGCCAGCGCGCTTGCGGGGTGATGACTTGCCTTCGCTCCTACAGGTGTTCGCCGAGCAATTCGATGTCGTGCCGGTGGCGACCATGTTGCCGATGATGATGCTTTGCCACGGCACGCGGCTGGGAGAGACCCGCCTGGCGCGTTGGAAGAACATAAATCTCACCACGCGGCAATGGTTCATCCCGGCAGATGACACCAAAACCAAGGCCGAGCACACCCTGCCTCTGACCGATCAGGCATGTTCGCTCCTACAGCGTTACCGGGCCAAGCAGGCAGCGAATCGTTACACCGGGCCTTTCCTGTTCCCTGGCAGCAGCGGATCGGCATTGAGCCCCAGCAAGGCGTGCACCGTGTTCGCCAGCGTGGGCAAAGGCGAATGGTCGAGCCACGACCTGCGCAAGGTGGCCCGCACCGCGTGGGCTGATCTGGGCGTCGATTACATGGTGGGCGAAATGCTGCTGAATCACGCCATGAAGGATCTCGACGCGACCTACATCCACACCACCGCCGAGGGCATGAAGCGCAAGGCGCTGGAGGCGTGGCATCAACACCTCGATCAGCATGGTTTCAATGCGCTGCATTCCGAGACATATGCAGGACACAGGAGCGCAGTCAGTAGCGTGCAGGCCATTGAATCCGAGGCTTGTAGCGAAAATCTGCATCCATCCCAAGGGAGGAGGTTTTTGGACAAAACGGCCTCCGCAGCACCGGTCAGTACCAATCCCAACAACCAGCCAGGAGACGGCGATGAGTAACGTAACAGCGGCATTGCCGCGCAAAAGCCTGCTCGAGCATGAGCGCAAGTTTTTGAAGATCGCCGGCGAAGGTTTGGCCAAGGAGAAAATCGGCGGTGCTGCTGCAATGGCCTGCCTTTTGGACATCGTCGCTAGTTGGCACGCGACCCGGGTGAACATCGGGTTTGGCGATTACTGCAAGCGCTGGGTGGCTGAGGGGAACGCCAAAAGCAAGACCGCCGACAGCCTGCTGCGCAACCTTCTGGGCCTTGACGACAACCCGCCGCCGCGCCGTATCCGGAGGGCAGCTTGATGACGGTCTACCGAAGCGCCGAGCACGGCGTGATGCGAGCAATGAACGTTGATTCCATTTCATTGCACAAAGGGGCTGGCTGGCAGAACAAGTACAAGCCGGATGTTTGGGAGGCGGAGCGGGCCGACAATCCATGCCCAATGGATCGGTTCGACCAGCTCACCCAGGACAGCATGACTCGGTCTCTCCTGCGCCGTGTCTTGGCGCCGCATCACTGGCAGGTGTTGGTGGCTCACTTCATGGTGGACCTGGACGGCTCAACCCAGCAGCAGCGGATGGCGGCCATTGCTCACCTGGCGCGCTCGGCGCCGGGCAAGTCCCACCACCTGTTCAGGACGAAGTGCGTCACCGCCTGGGCAACACCGCGACTGCCTGAGGCGTTCATGGCGCTGCACACTTGGGACAACGCCGACACACCGACACCAGAGAAGACGCTGTACCGGTGGCGGTCGGATATTCGCAAGTGGCTGGAGGCCGAGCGAGACACTGCCATCGCCTCGGCTTGGGTGATTCTCAACGAAGCGGAATTGATTGCGGAGGCAGCTTGAATGGTTGAGAAAATGAGAATATAGTTTTCCACATTGCGGTTCTGCGTCTTTAGGATGCGAACACGAAAAGCCCGGCCACTGTGTCGGGCTTTTTTAGTTTCTGGGGTCCACACAATCCCCATCATTCCTAAGTGCTCATTGGCAGGTGTATCTTCATTGCATAGCGGATTGGCTATCTTGAGGAGCACAAATGGAAATTGATTGGCAATTGAGCAGGACTATTCTCTCGGCGTTGAATGAGCTGGTCCCTGCTACCAGGCGAGACATTGATTCGGGTGGCCTGCATAACGAGCTTAAGGCCAGGGGTGTCAAGCTCGGACTCACAGCCCACTATCTTCTTACCGTCGACTATCTCGTTAAGGAGGGTTACATCAACTCTGCTGGTGCAGTAGGTGAGGAGGATGGTTTCCCTCATCCGCATCACCTTATGAGCGGATTAACCCAGACCGGCAAAGATAAGTTGAAGTCGCTTCACAACTGAAAACTTGAAACAGGCCTCATAACCCAAGCCCAGCCATCGCGCTGGGCTTTTTCGTTTTCGGCTCCACCACACCCATTGCCCCGAGCTGGGAGTGCTGCTGGAGCCGATCCTAATCAAGTCATGCTGAGTCGGAGTCGAGCGCATGGATCTTCTGCATCGCCTGATCGACAAAGCCGAATGGCTCATCGCAGGATTGATTGGCGCCATCGTCGCCAGCTGGTGGCACAAGGATGACCTAACCGACTGGCGTGCCTGGGCGATCTTTCTGATCACCGGCGTCGCGTGTGCCCTTTACCTGACCGGCATGGTTAGCAACTACCTCGGCGTCACCGAGCCGAACATCGTCGCCGGGGTTGGCTTTCTGCTGGGCACATTCGGCGGCTCCCTACTGGCGGCGATTAACCGCGCCATCAAAGCCGCTGACCTCTGGGCGTTGATTCGCCAGCGGTTCGGCGGAGGTAATCCACCATGAACTTCGAACTGATCAACTCCATTGCTTGTGGCCTGATCGCGCTATGGGCTACCTGGTGCGTGCTGAGCGGGAAGGTGAGAGACGGCATCCTCGGCAAACTGATTTATTCGGCGATCGCCATCAGCGGCTTCGTTGTTATGGCTCGCAATCAGACGTTGTTCTTCGGGCCAACAAGCGCCGGCTTGACTCTGCATGCGTCTTTGGCACTAGCCGGTCTGCGTCACATCTTTATGGTCACGTACTGGCTTAGGGTGAAGGGCTGGTTGTGCCGCACGCTCAGTTGCGAACACTGCATGGGCTGCGACAAATTGCCGAGCGCCGACCAGGCCGGAGATGCTCCTTCGAGAAAGCGGCCATGACCACGCTGCTTCGATTGGTCCCGATCTGGCTGTGGTTCGCACTGGCTGCGCTGGCATCCATTGGCTACTTGGCGCTGCGCTTGGACAACGTGAAGGATGACCGAGCAGTCGTTACGGCAGAGCGCGACACTGCCTCAGTCCGCGTAACCTCGCTGACCAACACGCTGCGCCTACAGCGCGAACTCACTGAAGACATCAACCGAGTCTCCGACGATGCGAAAGCCAAGACTGAACACGTTACGGCTGCCGTTGTTATTGCTGATGGCCGGGCTCGCAGCCTGCAGCAGCAGATCACCGACCTCATCGCCAAGCGACAGTCCTGTACTGCCGAGGTTGCCAGCGGAAGCAAGACAAACACCGACCTTACCGTTCTGCTCGCCGACCTGCGTCGAAGCGCTGACGAAACAGCGGGAAGACTGGCGGAAGCGCTTGACCGAAGTCGAATAGCTGGGCTTGCGTGCGAGGCCGCCTACTCGGCTGCCCAGCAGCACAGGTAGGAGGTAGCACATGGCATGCAGTGGATGCGCTGCCCGGCGCGAATGGATCAAGAAGTGGAGTGACATTGCATATGAGCGAGCCGCTCAGCTACTTGGAAAGCCTGCTGACCCAGGTGCTGACCGAGCAGAAGCAGCAGACAGCGATCCTCAACAGGATGGCCGAGCAGCAGCTGCTCCTGATTCAGGCGCTGGCAGATGAGGGTGAAGAAGACCCCGATGCTTTGCCCTCGACCTACATGGATGGCACGCCATGCCGCTGAGGCCGAAGAAACCGTGCAACGCCCAGGGCTGTAACGTACTCACCCGAAACCCTCGCTACTGTGATGATCACGCTCACCTATTGAAGAGTGCGGTCCGTGCCAAGCCACGAGAGAGCAGCACGAAGCGACACTACAACTACAAGTGGCAGCAAGCCCGTGCCGGGTTCCTTGCCAAGTACCCGCTGTGTCGGCACTGCTCAGCCAGAGGATTGGTGGTCGTGGCCACCGATGTCGACCACATCATCCCGCACAAGAACGACATGGTCCTGTTCTGGGACAAGACCAACTGGCAGAGCCTGTGCGGGCCGTGCCACTCGGCCAAGACGGCCGCCGAGGACGGTGGATTCGGCAATGCGCGGCGCTGAAAGCAGAAAAACCTCGAAAAAACAGTGAAATTCGACCAAATGAGACGGATTCGCGTCCACGGGGTGGGGGAGGGTCGAAAGTCCAGGGCCTTTGGCTTCTAGACCGCGCCCTCAACCTTTCTTGCACGCCCGCGAAATTAAAACTTCAGGAGTTGCGCGATGGGGGGCACCGCCACGGTCGCCGGCCGTGGTCGCAAACCCAAGCCGACGGCCAAGAAAGCACTGGCCGGAAATCCCGGCAAGCGTGCGCTAAACAAGGATGAGCCGCAGTTCTCCAAGATCACTCAAATCGATCCACCGGAGTGGTTCAGCCCTCGGGCTGCCACCATGTGGAACATGATTGTTCCGGAGCTGCTGCGCGAGAACGTCGTGGCGATTACAGACCTTCACAACGTCGAGGCTTTCTGCAGCGCGTATGACAACTGGCGCATGGCGCAGGAATCAATCCAGGTGCACGGCATTGTGGTTACCGGTGCCACCGGCGGGCCGATGAAGAACCCGGCACTGACCGCGGCGAACGAAACGATGCGCCAGATGGTTACCTTCGGCTCGATGCTTGGCCTGGACCCGGCCAGCCGGACCCGGCTGATAGGCGGCAACAAGGAGAAAGAAACCAACGAATTCGCCAACCTGTTGAGATCCTAATGACCAAAGCCCTGCACCCCAACGTCGACAAGGCGATGGCGTGGGGAAGGTCCGTGCTCCGTGGAAAGGTTCCGGCTTGCCGGTATGTCCACCAGGCGATCCAGCGGCACTTCGACGACATGGCCGCCAGCCGCAAGCGCGGGTACCGCTACAAGTTCGATCCGGCCAAGGCCGAGAAAAAGCTACGCCTGATGCAGCTTCTTCCCCACACCAAAGGGGAGTGGGCGTTCAAGCGGCAGCTGATCACCTTGGAGCCCTGGCAGCTGTTCGGCATTGCCGTCACGTATGGCTGGGTCAAGAAGAAGGGTGGCTTCCGGCGGTTTCGCGAAAGTTACTGGGAAGTCCCCCGTAAGAATGGAAAGTCCGTTGTCGCCGGCGGCGTTGGTATTTGCATGTTCGTCGCCGACGGCGAGTACGGCGCCGAGGTGTATGCCGGGGCCACTACTGAGAAGCAGGCTTGGGAAGTGTTCCGCCCGGCAAAGCTGATGGTCAGTAAGTCGCCGATGCTTGTGCAGGCCGCTGGCATTGAGGTGAACGCCTCAAACATGAACATCCCGTCCGACTTCAGCCGCTTCGAGCCTCTGATTGGCAACCCGGGCGACGGTGCGTCACCCAGCTGCGCCATCATCGACGAATACCACGAACACCCCACATCGGCTCAGTACGACACCATGCTTACTGGTATGGGCGCACGTCGTCAGCCACTGATGTTCATCATCACCACCGCCGGCGCCGATATCGAAGGCCCGTGCTACGACAAGCGCCGTCAAGTTATTGAGATGCTGGCGGGCACCGTCCCGGACGATGAGCTGTTTGGTTGGATATGGACGCTCGATGAGGGCGACGACTGGACTGATCCGAAGATGCTGGCCAAGGCCAACCCTAACCACGGGGTTTCGGTGTTCCAGGAGTACTTGGAGAGCCAGCAGGCCCGAGCGATTCGCTCGGCCCGATTCACCAACACCTTTAAAACGAAGCACCTGAACCTCTGGGTTAGCGCGAAATCCGGCTTCTTCAACATGGAGGACTGGAAGTCATGCGAAGACACCACGCTCACCCTGGAGCAGTTCGAGGGTCAGGAGTGGATTGCCAGCTTCGACTTGGCGCGCAAGCTGGACATGAACTCAAGGGCTCGCGTGTTCTGGCGTGTGATCGACGGGAAAATCCATTACTACAGTGTCGCGCCGAAGTTCTGGGTTCCTTACGACACCGCTTACGACAGTGACAACAAACGCATGTCTGAGCGGTTCCAGGCCTGGATCAACACCAAGCATCTGGACGTTACAGACGGCGCCGAGATCGATTACCGCGAGATCCTCGAGGACACCAAGGAAGCCAACCACCAGGCTCCGGTACGCGAGAGTCCAATTGACCCGCACGGTGCAACGGGTTTGAGTCATGACCTCGATGACGAAGGTTTCAACCCGATCACGATCACGCAGAACTACACCAACATGTCGGACCCAATGAAGGAACTCGAAGCTGCCATCACCGCTGGCCGGTTCCATCACGACGGAAACCCGATCATGACCTGGTGCATCGCCAATGTGATCGGCAAGAACCTGCCGGGGAACGACGACGTCGTGCGGCCGATCAAGCAAGGCGATGACAACAAGATCGACGGCGCAGTCGCGCTGATTATGGCCATCGGCAGAGCGCTGATTCTGGTCAACGACAACAGCGGCAACATTAGCGACTTCTTTTCGAAACCAATCATTGTTGGATAACTCACCCATGGATACAGGCCTGATCCTCTTCATCGTGGCGGCCGCGGCCGCGCTGTGCCTGTTTGTCGCCGGCGTCTTTGTTCTGGCTGGTGTTGGATGGGCCCTCATTGCTGGAGCGTGTTCGTTCTTGGCGGCGGCGGGATTCATTCGCAAGGGGCTGACCAGTGAATAAACCTCTCAAGTCTGTGCTACGCCAGGCGCTGTTCAAGTCAGCAGAGCCGGGTCTGGTTAAGTCCTCCCTGGCAGGTTGGGTGGGTAGACGCATTGGCCTGGGTGACGCGGCTTTCTGGAATGGCTATTACGGCACCGATTCAGCTTCAGGAAAAACAGTCAGCCAACAAACGGCGCTGCAGCTTTCGACGGTTTGGGCCTGTGTGCGTCTCATTGCCGAGACGTTGGCTACGCTCCCGATTGCGCTCTACGAGGACAAAAACGGTGTATCGGAGGTCGCAACGTCGCACCCCGTCCACCGAGTCATCAGCCAGCAGCCAAACGCAGATCAAACGCCAGTCGAATTCTGGGAG